TTAAACGTTTACGATCACTGTGGATAGGCTGTCCCCGATGTAGTATTGGGCTGCCGGCGGTGGGGCGGCGGCTTCGTAGGTTATTTCGAGTTTGGCTGGGTATGGGTAGTTTGTGTCTCCGATTTGGGCTATGGCTGCATACGTGTCGTTGTCTCCCTCCTCGTGTAGGCCTAGGGCGAAGCGGTTTACGTTGTTTTTTGCGTTGATGATGTCCTGTGCGATTGAGCCGCCTAGGATGAACCATTTGTCGCCCGTTGTCCTCAGGTCTGGCGAGTCGTCCACGTAGAGGTTTCCGCTTGCACACCTGTTCCAGCCTGTTTGGGCGTCGTCCTGCCGACGGGTCGTCCTGCCCGTTTGTCCCGTATGCGTGGATGTCAAGCAGGTGGGTTGAGCCTGCCCGCTATTTTGCAGTAAACGTAGAGCCTTACTTGGCTGATTTGGGCGTTTGAAGGCAGGTCTGTCAATGGAAACCTTAAGGCGACCCGGTTGTAGTCGGCTCCCTTGCCGCCTGCCCCAATATAGCCGTTTAGGTCGTCGTATTTGCTGTAGTTCGTGTTGTCCTGTCCAGAACCTGCAGTCGTAGTCGGCGGTTACTGTGAGGACAGCCATTCAACGAACCCCTTGATGTCTATGACAACCCTCACAGCTGGGCCTACAGGGGTTTCCCGCTCTTCCAAGAATTGGGCGTATTCCCCGCAGAGCTCTTTAATCCAGCCGGCGTGTGCCTTAAGGTTTAGGAAGTCGGCGCGGTAACACCTTATCGAGTAGGCGTATTCGAGGATCCATTTGAGAAGCGCCTTATAATCCTCTTTTGTGGCGTCCCACCTCATTAGGAAAATGCAGTTTGTCGCCGTGTCCACGTCAAGCTTGTTTTCAGCGGCGCCCCTCACCTCGGCGTAAATCAGCACCTTGATTTCTCCGCTGTCGTCTTCAAGGGCGAAAACGTGGACGTCTCCCCGCTTCAGCCTCTCATCAAGCCTAACATTCCAAGCGCTCCAGCATGCGAAGGAAAAATCCACAAATCTGCCTTCACGGATCCACTTCGCTATTTTAGGCAGATCCTTCAATGTCACCCTGTAAGCCCTCATCAGGCTTGCACCGCCCCAACACCATAATCAACCGTTCCAGCAGCGTCCAAATAGAGCACAAGAGAGTCGCCCGCGTTGCTTTCCCATGGGCGGACAAAGCTTTTCACCACGCCTGTTTTAGCCGCCAGTTTGCCCTTAAACAAGTTCTTGCCAGACGTTCCAAAGTATAGGCGGACACCCACGTCGGCTGTTCCGCTGTTCCAGAGGTAAAAATCGTAAACGCGGATAACCTTGCCTGTTACGGCGCTGATTATTGTCGTGCTTCCGGCGGCGGTCGGCGCGTATGTCCCCGTGAACTGGTTTGCATCCTGCATTTTTTCCTCGGGCGTGAACTTGACCGGGTGCGGGTTCAAGAGGTTGTCAATGTTCCATGTTCCGCTTTTGATGGCGTAAACGTTGCCTATCGTGTTCGAGCCCGCCGGTAAAGCGTCAACAATGCTCACCCGCATTTTGTCAGTGCCGACGGAACCTAAAGCGTTCTTAATCGCCGACAATGTGGCTTCAGAAGCCCTTGTGGACAATGCGACATCCAGGTTTGACGGGTTGGGCAAGCTTTCGAGCAAAACCTTAAGCCTGTTTGAGGAGTCAAATGTCAGCTTGTCTGTTTGGGCTTTAATGCCGCTTAACGTTGACTCGCTTGCACGCGTTGAAAGCGCCACGTCAAGGTTGGATGGGTTTGGCAAAACTGAAAGCCAGTCGCCTTTCGTGACAGGGAAGCTTAAAACGTCGGTTTGCACGTGTCTGTCCGCGTCAACCAAGGCTCTTGTGGGCGTGTCGCTTGCGTTTGAGAAGCCTTTCTCGGCAAGCGTGACGCTTACGGAGGGCATTGTTAGAACGTCAACTTGAACATGTCTATCCGAGTCCACGAGGGCTTTCTGCGGAGTTCCATTAGCGTCCGCGAAGCTTTCAGTCGCCGTAACATTGACCTGTCCCTCCATCAAGGCGACTTTCAAGTTTCCCTGCTGTGTTAGGCTGGCCGGAAGCTGGTCTGTGACGATTTTGACTGTTTCGCCCGGCTTGGTTTTGACCGGCAGGGTTGTGATCATTTCGGCTGCCATTTTTAAGCCTCCTTAAGCTGGACTGTGAAGTAGCGTATGTTCTGCCCGCCTACAAGCCTCATCTCCATTTCCACTCTTAGGATGTGGCAGGGCGTCGAGGTGAGCTGGTAGCGGTTGCCTTCGCTCACGGCGAAGGTGACGGTCGCGTTCTGCTGCATTCTATCCTCCAGGTATTTTGCGGCGCTGTTTGACCACGCTACGTCCTTTTCCACGCACCTAAGGGTCCAGACGCGTTTAACCCCGTAGATGAAGCGTTTGACGGTTAGCTGCTGGTTTTCCCAGGCGTTCCACTCGGACGCTATGGGTAGGGCGGTTTCGGTGAACTCCACCACATTCAGCGACAGGAAATCTACTTGGAAGGTCATCTGGTCACCTCACGTCCACGGCTATCACGCTTATGCAGCCGCCGTATCCGCCGACAAACAAGCCCACGTTTTTGACTTCAACGCTTTCGAAAGTGTAGTTCCACGGGAGAATGCCTGTCCCGCTCGCCGTGCTATAATAGTCTGTGGAGTCTCCGAAGCTGATGAAGCGGGGCCAGCCGAGCTTAACGGTTTTGGTCACGTCCGCCGTGAGGGGTTCCATGACAAGGTAAAGGGTTGAGCCCTGCGGGAAATCCAGGGTCAGCGGCTGATGGGAGTCTATGAGTATCCATGGGCACATGACAATGTTTAGGACAACCCTCGCGGTTTGGGTTGTCGTAAACCTGTTTGTGGCTTTGACTTCAAGGGTATAAGTCCGATTAGTGTCCATGGCGAAGAAAGTCCGCCCAAAGCATCCCTCGCTGTAGGAGGGGTTCGTGTAGATGGCGATGTAGTCGGTCTGGCGCTCCATCCACGGAAGCCCAACCCCATCAAGGTAAATCTTGAAGTTCATCACGTCCGAGGTCATTTCCGACTCGCCTGGGTTGACTAGGTAGCTTCCACGCTTGTCCACCATCTCGCAGTAGGCTGTGACTATGCAGGCGTATTGCTTTATCATCCCCGCCGGCGTCCTCCTGCCGTAGAGGGGGCCCAGGTCGAGGGACAGGACGGTTGCGGTCTGCCCGGACCCCACGCTCACAGAGTTGGCGGCCTCTTGGCCCGAAAGGTCTGGAAAGTCGAGGTTGAAGAATGAGAACTCGGATATGTTCACAACTTCGTTGTTGTTTGGACTGTTGTAGACGGCGGTTTGGAGCGCGAAGCTGTGGCTTCCGGAGCCGAGATACATCAGCAGCCCCCGCTCGGCGCCTGGGCTGAACGGAAGCGTCTGATAGACGAGGACCGGGTTGGTGCCGTGCAGAAGCCTCAAGCTGCCCATGGCGTTGCTTCCGCTGCTGTATCCCCTGAACTTCGCGTAGACAAGCGTGGGGGTGGCAATGTTCAAGGTTGTGGTTTTCCTGGTTGTCCAGTCGTGGAGGGTTGGGCTTGTGTATAGCGTAGTGTCCTTGTAAAGGGGTCCCTCGCTTTTGACGTGCCTAACCATTTCGCTCAGCAGCATTAGAACATGACACCTCCAAACACGCGGATCCGCTTGGTAGGCGCGGCCGCAGACGTGGCTTCAATGAGCGTGGTTTTCAAGGCTTCCTTCACCTTCTCCACGGCCAGCTCAACCGTCCGCCTGTCCGCCGAACCCTCAACGTTGACAAGCGGAGCCGTTATGTTGACTGTTACGGGCGTAGGGGCTGGCGGAGGCATAGGCGGAGCCCCAACCGGGGCGGCGGCCCCCACACGGACCCCGCCTAAAGCCAAAGCCGCGGGCTTCCCGATTTCGGCGACAAAACCTTTAACGCTTTCAACACCCTTGCTCATGCTCTCCTTGACGGCGCCAACCCACTTGCCGAGGTCTTTTATGCTCGATTCAACCGCGTTGTGGATGGCGTGGGCGAAGCATATGCTTGTTATGAAGTTCCAGACGGCTTGCCCAGCCTGGCTTAGGGCGTTCCCGGCTTGGCTTGCGAAGTTGTTGAAGGCGTTGCCGGCTGCTTTGGCTGCTCCGCCCACGGTGTCCTGGATGCCCTTCCAGGCGTTTGCAACGGCGTTCCAAGCGTTTTGGGCCGCGCTGCAGATGTTGTTCCATATCGAGCCGAGGGTGTCTTCAAGCCAGCGGAAGGCGTTCGCGACGGCGTCGCAGAACCCTCTAATGGTGTCTATGAGGGGCGCGACAACGCTGTTCCATATGCCCACAATGCCTTTACATAGGTCTATCCAAAGGCTTCCGCCTATAAGCCAGCCGAAAAGCCACTTGAAGGCATTGTAAACGGCGTCACAGAACCATTTAACCGCGTCAACAACGGGCTTCACAAGGGTGTCCCAAGCCCAGCCGATCCCCTTACACACGGCGTTCCAAACTTCGCCAAGCTTCTGGGCCACATTCATCCAGAACTGCAGGTTCGCTATGAGCACCATGCGGATGAAGTCCACAATGGGCCGGATATATTTGTCCCAGAAGCCGCTTATAGCCGAGCAAATGCCGCCCCACATGTCGCCCAAAGCCTTGAAGACGTTCATCCACAGCCGAATGTTAGCGACCAGGACGGAAACTATGAAGTCTCCAATGGGCTTGATATAGGTGTTCCAGAAGCCGCTTATGGCCGAGCAGACGCTGTTCCACGCGTCGCCCAGAGCCTTAAAGGCCTCCATCCACAGTCGGATGTTGAAGACTAGGACGGCCACGATGAAGTCCGCGATGGGCTTAATGTAAGTGTTCCAGAAACCGCTTATGGCGGAGCATATGGCGCCCCAAGCGTCCCCCAACGCCTTGAAGGCTGCCGACCACATGTTTATGTTGGCGACCAAAACGGAGACTATGAAGTTGGCTAGGGGCTTCAGGATATTCTCCCAGAACCATGTTAAAGCCCCGCAAATGGCGTCTATGGCCGGCTTGAGGAAGTTGTAGAGGGCTTGGCCGACCGCGTTGACCGCGTTCCTGAAGGGCTCGCAGGTCTGGTAGGCCGTGATCAAGGCGCCGACAAGCAGCCCGATAGCCATTATGGCTGCCATAAGCGGGTTGGCGGCCAAAAAGGCGGTTACCTTGTTAACCATGTCGATTGCTGCGTGGAAGCTCTGGAAGGCTTTGACGCCGCTGTCAACCATGGTTATTACCGTCGGGACAACGGAGAGGGCGAACTGCGTCACCGTCTGGTTCACGTTGTTCTGCATGATTTGGGCTCTTTCAGCTGCGAGCTGATACTTTTCCTGGGCGAGGGCGAGGTTTTTAGCCGCTTCTTGGGCTTTCTCGCTTTCAGGGCCGTATTTGGCCACGGCTTCGTTGTATTTCCGCTGGGCTTCCTCCAAGGCTTTTTGGGCTACTTCAAGCTGGTAGGAGGCTCTTGAAGCAGCATATTGCGCCTTCTCAATCCTGTCTAAGCCCATGTAGAGGTTGAAGCCTGCTGTCAGAACCCCGCTGAAGCCCGTGGCCAGGTTCCGCGCCGAGGCGACGGCGCTTTCCTGGGCTTTGGCTACCCGCTCGTTGGCCTCTTCGACGCGCCCCATGGCTTCCGCTGTCTGGTCGCCTAGTTCGCGGACGGCAGCCAAGGCTTCGTCAACCTTGGCTGTTATGCGCATTTCAAGCTCTTGGCTCATTCACCTGCCTCTTCTCCTGTAGAACCAGTTAAGCCAGGAAACGAGAAACTGGAACTGGAAGGGTGTGAGGCTGCCTATGTATTCAAGCGGGTAGCCGTATTCGTGGGCGATTAGGCCTATGTGCTGGGCGTTAACATTGGCTCTAACCCAGTCTTCGACGTCCTGCCAACTGTAAAACCCATGTCCCTGCTTAAGGCTGTCATCAGTTTGGCTGCGACTTCCAACGGTAGGGCTTTGACGTCCTCGAGGGTTAAGTCCTTGTTCGCCTTGTGCAGCATCAGCCAAAGAGTCATAACGCCCCGCTCTTCAGGAGTCCCGCACTTGCCGAGCTCAATGCTGTCCGCCAGCGTTAAGACTCCGTATTCGACAACGCCCAAGCCTTCAACTTCAACCCTGCGGATCTCCCTGCTGCTTTGAATTAGGGCTTTGACGTCGAATTTGGCGGCTTTTTCAGCCTTCTCTTGCTCGTATTGCTCAAGCTTTTTGGCGTATTCCTCCACTTTCCCACTCAAAGCGAATCACCTCCCTTCTCCAGTGACTTTTCTTTCGGCAAGCTTCCGCCTAATTCGTTCAAGCTTGCTTTTCCCCGGCCTCATTTAGAGTCTCCCCTAAACGTGGTTTTAATGCCAAAAACAGGCGGGTTACCGGGTTCAGAACCCGGTGGGACTTTGACCAGCTTCAGCCTTTTCGCAGAAACAGTTTGATAGACTATTTTTAGACCTTTGCAGTCGCGGATAACCATTTGCTGAAGCTTTTCGATCTCCCTTAATGGGCCGACGGCTATTAAACCAAAGTTTAGTATCACGTCTTTGTTTCGTTCCAAATTTTCCATAAATTTTCCCTCCAATTAAGGTTTTAAGCGGACTAAAAATTGGGATTCTATGCTTGCGTCTCAAACAGTATGTTGTCGCCTTCGCCTTCAAGGCTTTCGGCTATGACGCCGTCCTGCTCTATGCTTTGCTCCCAGCTGTTTAACATGACGTTTCTAAGCGTTATTAGCGGTTTGCCGGATCCCCATCCGTCCGGAGCTATCATGATGTCGAACTTTTCGCCGGCGAGGATTTTGTCGGCGAATTTGCTGCTCACATACAGCAGGTCAATGCTGACCTTGAAGGTTTTGTTTCCGCTTGAAAGGACGGCGGGCTTATCGCTTCCAAACACGTATTCCTTGACCAAGTCCACGTCAACGCTTGCGCTGACTGTCTTGGCGTAGCCTATGAGAAGCCTCTCCGTCATGCCCGAGAAAGTCGCGGTTCCGGATGTTGAGCCGCTTGTCGCCCTCACTCCGAACCGGAAGCTGTAAGCGTTGTCCGGCGCCGTGTATTCGTCGGTCCTCGTAGCGACGGTGTTAGGCGTCAGGTTCACGGTGTTTCTGCTCAACTCGGAGCCGGCGCTGTTCAGCCAGCTGAAAACTGCCTGCAGGGCGGTTATGTTAGCGTTGCTTGTGTATGTATATGTGACTCGGGCTGTTTCCCCGGGGTCAACGCGTTCAGCCGGCGTGAACGCTTCGCTTGTGCTGTTTGGGGGCGGCGAAACGCTGATCGTTAAAGGGTAAAGTGTCCGGTAAAGCAGCGCGTTTCTGCCTAGAATCGGCATTGGAGATCACGCTCCTAAAGGTTAGGGCTGTCACTGTGTGCCCCAAGCGATGTTGGTTCCTTCGCCCTCAATGCTTTCCATTACCACGCCGTCTTGCTCGACGCTCAGCTCCCAGCTTGTGAAGACAACGTTGCTCAAAGTTATCTTCGGCTTACCTGTGCCTGTTCCTTCAGGGCGAATTTCGATCGTTACAGCTGTCCCGTTGAGGAGGTCGTTGGCGTATGTGCCGTCCACGTATGCTCTTTCAATGCTAACCTTGAAGCTCTTGTTTCCGCTGGCGAGAAACGCCGGCTTGTCCGGGCTTGACCCGCTGATGAAATATTCCTTGATCAGGTCCACGTCTATGCTGACGCTGACGCTTGTGCAGGATCCAATTTCAGTTGTTCCCTTATAGATCGAGGCGCTTCTACCCAGTATCGGCATTCACACTCACCTCGCTTGCGGGCCACCCGCTTGTGATGGCCCTTTACAAGCTTTCCCAAGCCTTGCTGATGGCTTCCTGCATGGCGAAAGTTAGGAGAGGCATGCACTCGTTTATCGCCCGGGTTAGGAAATATCGGGGCGCAATATAGCGGGTTCCAAACTCCTGGAATATGGCGTAATAAACGTATGCGCCGACGCGGAGAACCAGGTCGCGGGTTATCGTGTGATATATGCTTGCCCGAAGGGCTCCGGTCCTGACAGGCGCGTAAGCCCTCGCGCGGACAACTATCTGCTGGCCTATTTCGCCCAAAACCTCGGCAAACCTATCCCTTAAACCCTCGCTCATCTGCTTGAGGGCTTCGGCGAAAGCCTCAACCTCTGAAGGATCAATTTGGATTTTAACAGTCACGCCAAGCTCACCATTTTAACCTGAAGGCTTAGCCGAACCAAATCCGGGCTTTCATTCTTGTTGAACTCTCGGGTAATGTCCGCGAAGCCGAAACCGCTTGGCGCGGACGCCTTCAAAATGCGGTAAACCTCGCCGCGCATGTTTTCCCTCACGGCGACCGCGCTACTCACAGACGTTGAAACCTTGACGAGGATGTCGACCATAACGTTCTGTTCAGCCAGCAAAACGCCTTTAGCCAACACTCGAACGTTTGCAGCAGTCATAGGCGCGTAACAGGCTACAACATAGTTTTTCGCCATCTTCGTGAAGTCTATGGCTTCAACCTTGCTTTTAGCCCAATAAATGTCCGCCTTAGAGGGGCTTGTAAGGCTCCAGTTGTCCTGCAAATGCTGGCATAAAACTTCAGCTGCGTCCGCCATCAGCTACTACACGGCTCCACCTCGTAAATTTCGGCAAGCTTCTCAATGTCCACGCCTGGATCCAAAATTGTGACGCGCCCGTTAAGCTTCAACTTCACGTAGTTTTTGAATGTCATGGGCTGATCAGCCCACCCCTATATTCCGGAACCTCTTCAGCAGCCGTGGCCTCTGCAGCCTTAACCGGCGTTGTCAAGTTAACCAGCTGGCGGACGAAATCCTCCTGAAAGCCTTTGATTGTTCGTTCAATGGCTTCCGCATATGGACCAGCTCTCGCAACACGCAAATCGCCCAGGAAGTAGTCGAAGGCGCCTATCATGGCCCCACCGCTTGAGACGACGAGGACACGCATGCAAGCCAAATCCAAAGCAGCCATCTTCGCAACCGGATATTTCGGATTGTCTGTGGTCAAGTCTCTTCCGAGAAGCGCGTTTATGTAAGTGTTGGCGAAGTCCACATGGGCTTGGACGCTTGCCTCGGCGATTGTTAAGCCGTAAACCGTGTAAACATGGTTTGTGCTGTCATATGTCATGTTTAAGGCTGCTTGAACATCGGATGCGGTTACATATTGCACGGTCATATTAATCCCAGAACCAAAGGCTCAGGAATTGGATGATGAACGCGAGGACTATCAAGCCATACATTATGTCGCGGGCAAGCCATATGCCGACGCTTGGAAGCATGTAGAAGGGCCAGTCAAACGTTTTAAACCCCAGCGAGAGCCGAATCTCCACGATTTCAAGCTGCCAAAGCCCCGCGACAAGCATGAAAACGCTTAGGGCTATACAGCAAACGTTCTTTAAATGTTTAAGGCGTCTTAAACGCATAGGCCCAGCACCAAGCCGATTATGAAGCCGAAACTCCATTCGCGAAGCTCGTGGAACATTTCATCGCGGATTTTCGATTCTTCAACATATTCATAAGCAAAGAACTGGGCGTAGAGAAAAAGGGAGATTGCTAAGCCAAGCCACCCTTCAGGGGCTAGGAAGCCCGCTGCTAGGCCGTGGAAAACGTGGCAGAGGATGGAAAGTTTACTCATGGCTTTCGAGCCAGTCGCTGTATTCGACAGCTGTCCCGGCTACCACGGAAGCGCCGAAAATCAAAGCTGCCCAAATTGCCGGGGCGAAGGGCAGCGGTGCAATCTGGTTTACGGCTGAAGCCAGCAGATAAAGCGCTGAGCCGAAAACCATGCCTATGACGCTTCCGTAGATTAGCCCCTTCATCAGGCGGAACAGCACACGTTTAGGCTTCTTGCCGTTTTCAGACATGTTTAACTCACCTCGCTTTTGTTCCGCCAGCCACGCTTGTTGGCTGGCTCTGGAACAGAAAAACAAAGAGGGGAACTGGAAAAGGCGGGAAATTGTTAGGCTGTTTAGCTTGTCGCCAAGCCTGTAACCTTTACGATTGCTTCACCGTAAGTGACTACAGGCGCATACCTCGTTGAAAGCACCACTTCAACAGCGTCAAACTCCTTCTTGATCTCCACATCTGTGGTCAAGGGTCGCTTGATTACGAAGAAGCCCAATGGGGCGTAGGCCGCTGACGCGTTTTGGCCTGTGCTAAGGATGTAGGCTGTTCCAGCCGGTATAACTGGGCTTACGTAAACGTTCATGCCGTAGATTGTGCCGACAGCCCCAGTCTGTATGACTTCCTCGCCATAATATGCGTATAGCGAGAACTGTGGCAGATAGTAAACGTCTCTAGCGTTTATCGGGTTCAGCAATATCGTGTCAGGTATCAAGCCGTAGCTTTCAATTATGGCTTTAGCCTTCAAAATGTCCTTTGTTCCAAGCCCGCCTGTTATCGTGAACTCTGTGCCTGTGGCTGAAAGGCTTTTACCTTCTGCAGTGATGGTGTTTCCGGCAGCTGTGTCTATGACTGTCAAGCAGTCCCTATCGATTGTGTAGGCCATACGCCTTGCAAGTCGCCTTAGCTGGTCCTCGATGACGGGTATGTATAGGTCTTCGATTGATTCTCGGGTTATCCTTTCCCTGAGGCCTTTCTTGTATGGCGTGACTGTTATGTAGGTATATGGCGTGTAGTCCATTGGGAACTCTGTGCCCTCGGCGACCTCGGTGATCGCTGCAGCCCTTGAGCCTTGCTGCTTTACGAATGTTGCTGTTTTACCCGCTACTAATGGGAATTCTGGGAACAGGCGTTTTACTACGAGGGCGGGCATTGTTAGCTCGATTATCTTTTTGTGTAGGGCTGGATAGGCTATTGCGCCCGTGTCAACCCAGGTGAAAGCGTCACGGAACATAGCCATACTCAATCACCCCTTCTAATACACGTGCGGGTTAACAGCCACCAGTATCACGTCGCCAGCAGCTGATGCGGCTTCCAAGGCATAGCCTAAAGCCCTGTTTCCGGCCGTAGTGACCGCCACAGCCCTTGCCGAAGAGTCTGAGCCGACAACGGCGCCGGCTGAGACTGCTCCGCCGGCGGTCACGTAAACTATTGGGCAGCCCATGATGACGGGAACCTTTGAGCCTGAAGAGGCGCTTCCGGCTGCAACGCCTATAACGGCGTCCGTTGCACCAGCAGCTGGACCGACAGTCATTGAACCCGTCACTTTGACAAGCTGGCCTTTCGTTACGGCTGCGCTTGCAGTGAAGGTGACTATTTGACCGGGTAGGCTGAATATGTTTCCTGGAACACGTGCTTCAAAAGACATGGCAAATCACCCCTCTACTGGAAGCCTACAAGCTTGCGGTGAGCCTTCAAAAGGTCTTTGAACCAGTCGTAGTTTGCCAAAACATCCTTTTCGAGGACGTCAACGGCAACAATGCCTTTTCCAGCAGAACCCTTCTTTTTAGCCTCGCTGACAGGGGTCGGCGCTTTAGCTTCTTCAGCCTCTTCCGCTTCCTCGGCTTCCTCTGCTTCTTCAGCCTCTTCGCCCTTTTTGGCTTCAAGCTCAGCCAAACGCTTGGAAAGCTCGCTCAGCTTCTTGCTGAGGGTTGACTTTTTAGCGCGTTTAGCAAGTTCAGCTTCAAGGGCGCGGACTTTAGCCTCTAAAGCCTCTATTGCCTCGTCGCTTTCCTCGCCTTTTATCTGCTGCATAAGTTTCTCCAATTGCTTCATGAAGTCTTCGTATTCCACTTGTTTTGGAGATTGTTCGCCTGGTGCAATGTTTGGGGTTGCCTGTGCCACTTGCGGTGAAGCCTTTTCGTCTGCTTTAACAGACATGGGCTTCACCTCTTCCTTTGCAGTTTGAACAGTTTTTGTTTCGGGTTCTTGCAGCCCAGCGGGCTTAGAACCCACATTATCATCCGGTGAAACGGATGACTGTGAAGGAGAAGGCTCCAAAACACCCGATTTGGTTAAAGACTCAATTATGGCTCCCCATTGGGCTTCGTTCATAGCTGTATAGAAGCCTAAAGGCTGAAAGCTTGTGTTCTCGTAGGCTGGGCTTGCAACAATGCTTAATTCGCGCACTTTTGGCTTTCGGACAACTTCCCAAGCGCCCGGGCAGAGGTGGACAAGCCTGCCCTCTTTACGTGTGGGACGCTTGCATTTGCTGCATTCAACCTCGTCGCTGTCAACTTGAATACTAACATGGGTGACGTAGCCTCTTATGATTTTGTCAATGAGTCTTTCATCGCCGACCTCGGCTCTGAACAATACGCGGTCTCCGTCAAGGCTTGCATCCACAACTTTCCCGACGACCATGAGCGCTGATTCAGCGTGGTCAACGCGGAGCTGGGCGCCTTTCAAAGTTTCAACGATATATTCAAGGTCTTCTTTAGGCACCTGCCACTTGTTTTTGTTGACGCTTGTATCTATGGCTACGCCTTCAATTACCACAAGCTGCTCCTTGATTGGAAACTGGGCTTCCTTCTGGTCGGCGCTCTGAACTGCCTTAAAAGGCACATAATACCTGAGCTGCATGCTTTACACCTCTAAATCAAGCCGAGAATCTTTAAACGGCGAAGCTTGCGCCTTTTCTTCTGGTTTCTGCCCATGTTTCACTCCACGATCGCTGGAAACATGGCGTTTGGATATTTTCGCCTCAAGTAAGCTTCACGCCAAGCAGCGAACGCCTGCCAGTCTTCAAGCATGCTTTTCTTCTCCTCTTTCGGATAGTAGCCCTTGCAGCCGGGCACTGAGCACGGCGGATGAGTCATGCCCAACTCCTTGTAATGCTTAAGCAGATGGTCATGCGCCTTTTGAACAGCCTCGCTTTTACTCATGTTTTTAGGCTTGATATGGGTTACACGGGCCATAGCGTTGCGCAGGTGTGGCAGGTCTATGCTTCCGTCGGGCTTATGATGTGGTAGATGGCGCAGAGTCCTCGGAACAGTTTTACCCTCCTCGTCCTTCTCGCCGCCAGGCTCAATTAGGGCGAAGGCGTCGTCTGGAAGGTCGTTGATGTATTTGGTTGTCCACTTTGCAGCTTCAAAACTCATTCTTTTACACCTCTCTATAATTTGATACCCGTGAGACTTATTCGAGGCGTGAAATGTCCAGGTAAGCTTTCAAAAACCGCATGCGAAGCTCATTCCAAGCCTTAAAATCCAAAAGAAGCTGTAGCTCGCTTTTCAGGTGTTTTTCAAGCCAATTTTTAACGCTTTCCTTGTCCTTAAACCGTTTTTTGTCGAAAATGTAGCTTTGAATCTCCCAGCGGTTTGTTCCTTTAACCCTTCCCAACGTAATCTTCACGCCTTGGGTGATGGGCTTAACCCTAAACTTGTCAAACTTATCCGGGTCTTGAACCCGGTAACGGAAAGTGTTAGTTGTCTCATCGATTCCCGGCATCTTTATTCCTCTCTGTTAACGTCGACAAGCTCAAGCCAGCAGCGACAATGTGGATGCAAGTTGACTTTCCAGGTGTCTATTTCCTCATCCCACTGCTCGGCATACTCAAAATATTTGGTCGGCTGCTCTTCATCCTCGCAAACATATTCAGTATTGTCCAAGGCGGAACACTCGTCGCAAACTTTCTCGTCCCGCATGGTGCGGTAAGCGTAAACCCGCTGCTCGCCCCGTTTGGGAAAGCCGAAAAACGCCATTAAATCACGCTCAATAACATTGAGCATTTATAAAGGGTGTTGAGCAAGCGAAAAATACCCCGTATCAGGGCTTGACGCCGTTCCGTTTCAGAATGGCTTGAAGCTCCTCGGGCGTGGTTATCGGATACTCTTCTGGGAAGCCAAGCTGTGTTCGAGCTTCTTTGGGCAATATTATGCCTTTATCCACGAGGTCGCCGAGCACTTTAGCCTTGTCCTGGAACGTGGGCTCCCATATAGGCTTCCACTTTATTTTCGGAATTTCAACGCCCTCGCCGAACTCGTCTTTGACAAGCTGCTTAAACAAGACTGTTTCAAGCGTGTCGCCGATAATCTCCTGCATCATCCTTAAACGCGTCACATATTCTTGCATAACGACCTCCGCTGTAGCGCGGTTCGTTCCCTCTGAGTAACCCAGGAAAATTTTTGGCACGCCTAAAACGGCTTCCCGTTGCCGTAGCAAATAGTCAAGCCAGAATGTTACGTTGACATCTTTTGTTAGGCTTGGAACAACGTCAACTTCAACGTCTCCACGCACGAAAACATCTGTGGCCGGCTTTCGGTCTCGGAAGGCTTCAACAAGCTGCTGCAATTGCTGGTCTGTCCAAGGTCTTTCAGGCGTCCCAGCCTTGACAACAAGCATTGGTTTGGCGTAAGTGTGCACAATTACAGCCATGTCGTCTTCAAGCTGGTCAATCAAGGCTTGGATTTTTAAGAGCGGGCGGAGAAGGCTTGTCCCGTAGGCCGACTCATACCACCATGACTTGGCTCCCCATTTGAAGTGGCATATTTCATCGCTTGCGAAGACGACCGGCGGGAAGGTCAGCAGCTGAATGTAGCCTAAAACCTGCCCGTAAGCGTCTCGGCGGACACGCATGTGGACAGGGTCCAAAGGCTTAAGCCACTCAATTTTGCCCGCGTCCTCGTTTCTGCACATTTCAAGGTAGGCGTTGCCGAAAACAAGCATGTCTGTGGCGACAATCCTCAAGGTTTCGAGGATGTTTTGCTCGTCAAGCCAGTTTGAAAGCCATTCTCGAACTTGGTCTTCTCCGCCTTCAAGCTCGAACCCGTTGCTTATAGCTAAGTTAACTGTGACGTCGATTGAGGCTTTGATGTATGGCGTGAACGTGTAAAGGTCCTTGTATTTGGGCAAATCCTCGATTGGAACGGTTCCCCAAAGCCTTTCCCAGTAGGCCGTGTAGGGCGGGGTTACGAAGCCTGCGCCGCTGCCCTTCAACATGTATTTGGTAACGTAGCCCCATAGAACGTTGTCGGCTTTCCAGCTTACGGGCACTTCTTCCTCGATTTGGCGCCTGCTTATTTCGGGCGGGTAAAGCCTCTGAGCTGCAAAAGGCCTCTTAACGGCTTCCACAACGGCTTTCAAGCCTTTACGGATTCTATTTGCAACGAAACTCATGCGAAATCACCTTAATGGGGCAATAAAGACGGCGCCTTTACCGGGGAGGGGCGACTGGACGGCTGCGTAAACGGCTAGAGCCGTCGCCCAGAACACGTCATCGTGGCTTCCCTCTGGATGGCTGAACCGTATGTGGCCTGTTTTCATAAGCTCAAATTTTTCAACGTTGAGCTCGGCGCACAAGTCAATGTCTTGGCGTCTCCGGACAGGCTCATAGGGTATTAGAAACTCCTTCTGCCTCATTTTCTCGCGCAGGACTGTCGCCATATCTTCTTTGGTTTGAACCGTGAACGTTATGCCCTGCACGTTTTGGATTCCGCTGTGCGCCATGTCCTCGACAATGTAGTTGCCGACGCCTGTAATGTCGGCGTAAACGGCGCGAACAGTTTTCCAACGATCCTGGAGACTTTTAACATATCCTATCACGCTTGCATATTCCGTGTTAAGCGGGAACCGGTGCACGTGGACAAGCTTCAAAATGTTGTTTGGAAACCTTTCGACAACCACGACAACCGAGTAGTCTTGCTGTTTGCCGAAGTCAACGCCAATGTAGAAGTCTCCTTGGGGCTGGTCGTGGAAGTCGTAGGGCTGAAGCTCGGCGTCAATGCATGAAGTGATAAGGCTTTGGGGCAGCCAGGCGTCAATGTCCTCGACAAACCGGCTTTCAAACTCGCGCTGGAAACGCTCCTCGGGAATGCTTAGACGCATCTCTTCAATGAACTCGCGCTTAACTAAGCCGGCTTTGACAACGTCCTCCCATGTGACGACGTGCTGGCTGTATTCTGGGTTCATGCACATTTTGTAAAAGACTGAATCCGTGCTCCAAGGCGTGCTTGAAACGATAAGCGTGCCGTCCGTTGTGCTTAGCATGGGCATGAGCACGTTGTAAAACACAAGCTCGTCGTCTCGAAAGAAAGCTGCTTCATCGCATATAACTTGATGGGCTGTGTAGCCCCTCAAGAGGTTTGGGCTGTTTGGCAGCGCAACGATTCTTGAAGCGTTTTTAAAGCGGATGACTGTTCGCTGAAGTTTATCAATGATCGCTTTCCGTGAACTCGGCGGCAGGCCGGTTAAGAAGTCTTGAAGCTTATCCGCCAAAATCATGCTTTGCCTAAGCGAAGGAGCCACTATAAGCGTCAATGTTTTCGGGTGTCTGAGGGCAAACCATATTGCCCTTAAGGCGAGGGTTGTTGTTTTGCCTGCTTGCCGGCTCCATCGGACGACAATCCGCTTGCTTTTGTCGCGGAGAAGCCTTGCCTGGTATTCTGTTGGCGTGAATTTAAACCATTTTTGGCAGAAATCAACGGGGTCTTCGGGCACTTGGACTGGTTCTTTCTTTTTAAGTCTCCTCAGCTCCTCCAGCACATCTTTCAGTTTCTCTTTTTGCTTCTGCAATCAGCTTTTCAGCCTCCGCGAGGATTTCGTTTATTTCCCTTTCATCAAGGTCTTTTGCTATCCTCTCCATGGCGCCTGCGAGGTAGGCAGCTGTTTGAGCCCACTTCTGCCTTGCCTTGAGGGTTACCTTAACCTGTTTTCCGTCCACTACCTGTGTTTTTGTTTTCCCTCGAGCTATGTCGCTTGCCATTTGGAAAAGTGCTTCAAGCTCATTGAGTAGGTGTTCTCTGAGCTTTTGGGTGTCAAGTTTTATTTTGGTTTTTAGGGCAATAAAACGCTGAAGAATGTTGTTTTTAACAGGCTTTTTGGGCAATAAAACAACACTCACCCTAATTTTTTTGATAATATTGGAGGGTGAATGTGTATGTTGTTGCTGGTAGTCCCATGTATAGCTTAATCCGCTTCAGCCTCATGTTTCTATATGGGACGAGAATCCTTTTCTCTGGGACGTCAACGTGGATTCCGAGGATTCGCATGACGTCTAAGCCGAGTATCGGGCTGAAGCCTTTATCGTAAACAGCCCATGTGTAGAGCTTTCGACCTGCCAGCTCAATTAGGATGTAGGCTGCTTTAACATGCTTTGAGCTTCCATCAGCTAAGCCAACATCAACTGTTCCGCTTGCCTCTAAGTTAAGTTTCTCAGCCAGGTCAGAGCTTATAGCGCAGCCTGTGGCTCCGGTGTCGACGAGAAACTCGACTTTTTCGGCTTTCTTTGGGTCAAGTGGGTTTGCTATTTTGGCTTCAACAAATATGTAGTCTTTGTCCTCAACCTGCCTAACATGCCACTTCCTTAAGCGGAACACCATAGAAATCACTTTAACAGGTTGTGGATGAAGTAGGCTGCAGCGGATATGGCTCCGCTTAAAATTGCCACGCTGAGGGCTTGGGTTGCCTGTAAGCCAGCCACGTAGCCTGAAACAAAGCCTATTGAAGCGTATGCCAAAGCCTTTTTTAGGCTTCTCTTCGCATAAAGCCCAAAGAACCTTCTACGCCTGGCGAGGCGAATGTATAGCCTTCTGAAAGCTTCCTCCGCCTCGGCTGTCAACGAGAACCTCACCCCTCTCAACGTCCGGGACAAGCCAGACGCTGAAGCCGTCAAAGTTCAGCAAGCCCAAAACGTCTCGGCGACTAAGCGTCGAGACAACCTCACCCCTAAGCCTGTCATAGTATGCGTGGCTGAAGATCACCCCGCGAACAACTCTCCTCTGAAGATTCAGCATGCTCCTTTTATGAGGCATAAATAGAACCCTCTAACGCCACTCGAAGGCGGCAAGCCGAACGAAACGTTAAAATCTAAGGCAAAAACCAAAATAAATCGTATTATACAATCGGATGGTCAAAAGGTGGCCTCAGAGTCTATTTCACATAAATTCAAGTTGGCTGCAACTCTATCTTTGGTTGCTGGAGTTCTAATACTTTGCGTAGGCTTGATTGCCATTCCAGTTTGGTGGGATGCGGCATACTGGCCTCATGGCTCATCCACATGGCTTAGCAGCTTTTCAGTTAGCCTCATTATAGTTTGTGGTGCATTGATAACCGTTTCAGCTGTCTTCCTCTATAGGAATCCCCAACATAACCAGACATTCGGATTAATCATCTTTTTCGCCTCACCGCTAAGCCTGCTCGCCTTAGGCATATTATCCCCACAACCGGGTGGCATCATATTAATCATGACGATTTTAATGTTCATAGGAATGATTGGCGGAGCCTTAAGCATAACATGTAAAGAAAAATAA